CAGCGTTCATGTTGGAACCACCAGCACCAGAACCATTACCAAAAGATATGTTCAAATTCTTTATGTCGAATTCAGCTGCCATTTTTCTTTTAATGGTAGCAATATTATCTTTCTTCTCTGCTGTCCTTGGAATCTTAATAACATTAAAATCTTTTGTGGGGTCAAGAACTATAGTCTCTCCATAGTTTTTATTTACAAATTCATACACTGATGCAGCAGACTCAGAAGACTTCTTGTTCTTCTTTAGAATCTCATTTGTATTTTTTGGACGAAAATTGAATGCCATGTATAATCTCCTTAGAAGTATTTATACATGTTACAGTAACATCATGTAAAGAACGTGTCAAGTGTCGCTACTCCATATTTGTCTGCAACCCTGTTTACGTTACTCTTATTATGGTCTACACTGTCGCCACGATGTTCGTATGGAATGGTGTCTGTGAGCGTGTAGGCGAGCTCGCCTGGACGTTTAATCTTCCATTGTAAGTCTTTACCCTTTGGATAATCCAGTGTCCATTTCATTGTAGATTGTTTTAACAACTTTCTAGATTTCTTGTTAAGAGGGTATATGTACCGAAACTGTTTACCGAATACACGAGAGAACCCTAGTTCACCCATATGTGCATCAGATGGGCGTGGCCCATACTTGGTATCCATACGGTTCATCACTTTCTTCATCTTGCGTTGTATAGTGCGAAAATGTACCTTCTCTCCACTGTCTGTGACATATACGTCACTCCAGATGAACCCACCGTATAAAAAGTTCGCTGCCTGATAAACGTAGCCAGGTTTGCCCACAATACCATCTGCCCATGTGTATAGAAACTTAACGTCTGGTGTGTTCTTCTTCATCCATGCAATTGTAGCACTCTGCATCTGTGACTCAGAGTTGCGTGGCATAGAATCATCCATACACATCTTACCTATCTCAAAGTAATCACATGTAGAAAGTTCTGGGAACATCTTCTTGATTGTACCCATAGGATTTGTACCCCAACCAAGCGTTAGGACACCTACCAATTCATCGTCTTGGTAAGCACCCAAATAATGCTTGGTTAGTTTTGGCATCACCTGACTATAGTGACGTTCCTGTACGAATAGAGTAGCAACCCTATGATCGACAGGTTTCATTACAATCATAGGTATTCGACTGTCGTACAGGTGGTTGGATTATGATGGGTTGTGCCCTCTGGGAAGTACGTCAATGTCTCCGTTTCCTTACGGATACGTCTTTCCCCATCTATAATCTCTTCATAATATGTCGTTTTTTCTGCCTTGACAATACGGCGTTTAAAATCACTCACTTTGATTCTCCCGAATTACTTCCTCACATTCACCAATCAAACTATATTGAGTATTACTAATGACTTCCCACATTTCCTCGTTGAAAGTATCTTCGGCCTCTTCATCAACCCATTCTTCTGTTTCTGTGTTGTATGACTCTTCAGTCAATTGTTCTGAGTCCTTGATAACAAGGTCAATGGTTTCCTCATAATCATATTCAACACCATCAAACATCTCTTCACCATCGTAGATATCTGCACCAAAGAAGTTTGGCCCTTCATCCTCATATGAGATGGATGTAATGATTTTAGGGTCATACTCTACTAGAATACCTAGTAGTTTCTGCAACCCATCTGTTGGAGCACACCATGCAGATTCTCCAGAGAAATACACATCACCCTCTTCGGCAGAATAGTCCTCAAAATAACTCCACTTGGGGCCGATGTTTACAGTAGTCCACTCATACTTTTCTGTCTCTTCATATGTCAAGTCGCCCTCAACAAAGATATCAGAAAACCATTTGTGTGGTGCATCCTCACGAATACGTCCAAACATCTCTTTCAATTTTGTTCGTGCCTCATCATTGATTTGATGAAATTGCACATAAAAGTGTACATGATTAGCCATCTGCATTCTCCTCTGCCCACTGTTCGTACATGGTTCGCAATACAGTGCCGACATATCCTTCGTAACACTCTTCACTCTCAGAATAGTTGTACATTTCTGTTGCCTGTTCTTCAGTCAATTCCTCAACCTCTTCCACGCCGAAATATTCACATACATCTGTGTGTGCCCAATCGTATGCAAGCTGTTCAATCTGATCTGCCAACTTGTGCATTTTAAAAACTTCAAAAGCCATTCATTATCTCCTTTTGCCCGTATCTGGGTCATTTGCTTCTTGAGTAGACAACACTTGTAGTCCACCCTTGTTATATGCCTGTCCAATGACAACACTGCCATTATATGTTGGACGTTCCTTCTTTAAGGCATTACCAATACCATTCCCTAAAGAGGGAATATTGGCAGAGGGACAGGGAGTCGAACCCCGACTTACAGTTTTGGAGACTGTCGTGCTACCGTAACACTTTCCCCCTGTAGGTTTCTTAGACTTACCCTGTACATAATCAATATACTCATCTAGTGTGTATACTGGACACCGTATAGACTTCAGAAACTTGTTGTGTTCACGCCAAGCAACTGTATACTTTTCTGGGTTAATCTTTTTTTTCTTCTTCCGTCTGCTGTTCAGATTGTTGTAGTAGACGGGCATTAGGTGCATGCCGCTCATTATATATTGCCTCCATCAAAGCCTCCATAGAAACATTATCTATGGATTCACCAAATTGTTCTGCTAACTCACTAATGGACAGTGAGTTTTGCTTTTCTAAGTAACTCATGGATTACTGTTCTCCAATAGTTTTGCCCCCATTTAGAGCCAGAAGCAACGCATCTAAGATATGCTGCCTCTGCGTTATCAATCAACCTAAGATAAGTTGTCTTTGAGTATTGTTGTTGCAATTTCCACCGCCTCATAGTTGTTGCCACCAATGTGCCAATCATATTCCTCAGTAGGGATATATCCCATCTTCCAATTATATATGGTGAACACAGAACTCTCTGCATCCTCTTCATCATCAGCCCACGAACTAAGCGTTCTTGCTTGAACCGCCCATTCAGCGTTAACCTTCTCATAAGGGTCAGCGTCAGTGTAGGTAGGTTTACCAAACACCTCGCACAACTCAAGATAGGTTGCTTTTATAGTACCCTGTAAAGACGTACCGTTTACATTCACAGAATCATCTGCATCAAAACTAAGAATATTAGTCATATTTTACTCCCAAATAAATTCCCATAACCATCATAGACATTCCAAGTATAGTATACTCTATTATCTCCATCATTGTCAAGGAGTTTTCCATACATTTTCCATCACAATCAGCACCAGCAGTACCAAGCATAATGAAAAACCCCAAAAATCCAATCACATAACCTACATATTTCATATCAATTTCACTCCATTTTCAGCGGCACACTGCATATTAGCAATCTCTGCCATTTGATTCCAGAACATCTCTTTTGCACTCACAAAAGCAACCTCTCCACCTTCAGTTTGAACAGTGAATTCGATGTCGGGTTCAGAGCCGTAACAAACACGCTTGTTAAGAACAACCTGTCCATTGACAGTTTTTTGTTCCCAAACCCAATTCATAAACTCTTTTAATTCCATAATCACACCTTCTTTCTCAATCTTACATATACATTATACCTGTTATGATAACAAATGTCAAGTCTTTTTTGCAAGTTTTTTCATATTTTTTTCGAATAAAGCACGTATTTCTGTGGTGTTTCTGTTATAAGGGGAAACATCCAAAGTCCCTATAAATTCATACATCTGGTCAACGGTAGAACTGCCCTCGTGGGATTGGTCTTCGACATACTTGTATATCTCCCAATCCCACTTGATGCAGTCACCGTCATCGTGTATCGTCAATCCTAACTCATATCCATGAGCTTCCATGATTGGATCCCAACTTTTGTACTTACAAAAGAGCATGTGTGATTTCTTCAAACAAATACTCTACTAAGTCATCTTCATTGGCTTGATATCTGATACCGATACCACCAGCTTCATTCCACCTCTTAATGTTAGATGGTTTGTCATCTACCAAGATGTTTGGAGTACCGTCAATCTTATCGACTGCAAAGTTCTCTTTCTGTCCTGTGAATATCAACTTATTCACCTCAGGCAAGAATTGTTTCTCTGTCAACCATACTCTTTTCCAGTATGCAGAGTTATCCCTGTCACCCCTGAGAGGTGAAGAACAAATACCCCAATCACCAGTTGACTTAACAAAATCTACCAATTCTTGAGATGTTTCGAAAACATCCAGTGTGTTAAAGAAATCAGTTCCAGCAAGCGCTTGGATTGATTTCTCTTTATCTTGGATTTGTTTCCAATGTTTGACATTGTAAAACTGTTCCAAACCCTTAAAGAAGTCTGCAAGGACTCCATCCATATCTAAATATACTGTCATTGGCATTGTACCTTTGGTGTTACTGAACCGTTACTGTGATAGACATTTGTAGTCCAACATTGCATTGGTCTTGTATGAATAAATGTTGTACTCACATCTACATGTTCACTTGTTATT